GCCGCCTTTGATGGGAGAATGTCGCCTCGTTTCATGTTCGCAGCGTTTAAGATATTGATAAACGTAGCAAAAATGAGCGGCAATTATGATGAGGAAGATATCAAGATTATGGAAGGTATTGCCAGCGAAGTTTGCTCTCCTACGTATGATTACAATGGAGTGTTGCTTCAGTTTTTTGGTTCTAATCCTTCCGGACACTCCCTTACAGTGGTCATCAATTCCCTCGTGAATAGCTTGTATTTAAGATACTGCTATTATGAAATCGGTGCTAGGCAGCGCACTTGGCTAGGGAAACCCATAAAGTTGCCCTTGTTTAAACAAGTAGTTGCCGCCTTAACTTATGGTGATGATAACATTATGTCTGTAAGTAAAGGTTATGATTGGTTTAACCATACTGCTTTGGCTGATGAATTTGCTTCTTGTGGAATAAAATACACTATGGCAGATAAAGAGGCCAAGTCCATACCTTTTATCAGGGGGGCAGAAGCTTCTTTTCTGAAGAATTATGCAGTTATGGATCCGGAGCTCGGTATATACCGAGCAAAATGTGAGGAAAATTCTATTCAGAAAATTCTTCACGCACATGTCAAATCTGACTGTATGTCAGAAAATGAACATGGACAAGAATCTCTTGTCAATGCTATGGACAAATATTTTGGCCATGGTCGGGAAGTTTATGGTTTTAGGCGTGAACAACTCATCAAAGTAGCTCAGAAGAATGATATGGTGAATGTCATTCCAAAGTTACTCACTTATGATGAGCAAATTGAGCGCTTTTGTGAGCGTTATAGTTTCACACCCAAAACTTAAACCCCACCGTCTAGCTATCGACGTTAAATTTAGCCAACTCCGGAGCTATTCGTAGTATAAGTTTAAAATAGTTCTCATGTACTGATTTACCACACAAATTTAGGGTTCCTCTTTCCCCTTGTTTTGTGTAGGAACGTGCATGTTGTAGATGAGTATGTTATTTAGCATAGGGTTCGTCACCCAAAAATTGAGGCTCTGTATCCGAGTGCTGATTCTCGCGAGGATATAAACTACCATTGAATTGCTACTACTACGAACTATTCTAACGTTGGGGCACCAACTCAAACATGTGATGAAACTGATTTTCGTTTTATGAGAACTAAAAGCCATTTGCCGCCTGATAGAATTAAGATTCTTCAATCCCAATCAGGAGTGTATAAAGGTAATGATGATGGACAAGGTGCTACCGGTCAGATTCAAACTCTCACTTCCCCAATGAAACAGCAAGAGGTTGTGGGATTTTCTGATCAGGATGCTGGTTGGTTGAATGCCATTGGATATGGTCAAGATGCCACCATGGATCAGGTTGCCAAGATGGACGCTTCGTTAGGCTCCTTTTTGGCGAGGCCTATACGCATTGCCACTTACACGTGGGGCGTTAACACGCCATTGTTGCAGAAATTGAATCCTTGGAAAGCATTTTTTGATAATCCAAGAGTTCAATCTAAAATCGACAATTTCAAATTGGCTCGTTGCAAACTGCATGTCAAAGCTATAATTTCTGGTACCGGATTCCATTACGGACGAGTAATTATGGCGTACAATCCCGTCCACACTTTTGACCAAATTACGGTCAATCGTTCCTTCTTAGATGTTGATTTGGTTGGATTATCACAAAAACCTCATGTGTTTTTAAATCCGACCGTGAACCAAGGAGGGGAGATGTGTTTGCCGTTCTTCTGGACCAAGAATTACGCAGATCTCACTCGTTATGAATTCGACGATTTGGGAGAACTTGATCTGAAGTCGTTTGGAGATCTTTTGACTACAAATGACAATCTAGATCCAGTCGTAATATCCATATATGCTTGGACAGAAGAACTGACGCTGACTATGCCGACTGAGACTCTCGTTTCCCAATCTGGACGCAGTGATGAATTTGGCATGGGCATTGTATCCCGCCCAGCCTCAGCAGTTGCTAAAGCTGCTGGGTTGCTGGAGAGCGTGCCCGTCATAGGTGTTTATGCACGGGCCACTGAAATGGTTGCGAATGCCGTTTCCGGTGTAGCTCAATTGTTCGGTTATTCACGACCTCCCATAGTGAGTGATATAGTCCAGTTTAAGCCACTCCCGCAAGGGAATCTAGCCAATGTGGATGCGCCAGATGCGGTGCAACCACTATCGATGGATTCGAAGACAGAGTTGACTATAGACTCGCGGACTGTTGGTCTTGACGGTGTCGATCAAATGAGCATTAAGTCCATCGTCACTCGTGAATCATATTTGACTTCGTTTCAATGGACTCAAACCGATGCTGCTGATGATCTGCTTTGGAATTGTCGTGTTTCTCCATACCTTTATAACACGTTGCAGGATGAATTACATTTTACTCCTATGTGTTTGATGGCAACTATGTTTCGGTATTGGAAAGGAAGCATAAAGTTTCGCTTTCAGGTTGTTTGTTCTGATTTCCACAAAGGTCGCATGGTGATTTCATTTGATCCTAATGCTGCTTCTGTGGGAGTTCAGTACAATACAAAGTACAACCGAATCATTGATTTGGCCACGGATAAAGACTTTGAAATCGTGGTCGGATGGGGCCAAGCGGAGCCCTTTTTAAACAGATTCGAACCTACTTCTACTGCGCTCATTTTCAGTGATACCCAAATTTTGGGTTATAATCCAAACAACACCTTTAACGGTGTTTTACAATTGAACGTTGTGAATAGATTGGTCTCGCCGGCGACTAATGCTCCCATTCGCGTGAACGTGTATGTGTCGATGTGCGATGATTATAAGTTTGGAGCTCCAAATCAAGATGTTTTGAACTCTCTCTCTTACTTCACAGAAGTTACTCAGAGTGCAGCACAGATTGATGGGAGTGAAGACGTTGTGTTGGAATCACAATCAGGTTCAACAGATAATAGTGGTATCCCCAACGCGGACATAGAAAATACAGCTGTGCCAATGGAGGATAAGCCTACCAACCCCAAAGAAACAATGCATATTGCAGATACTGCTCCTGTGGTAGATCATACGTATGATGTGTTCTTTGGTGAATCTCCACAATCTCTTAGAGATTTGTTTAAACGTTACACTCTTAATAGAGTTTGGTGCGTTGAGAGAGGCGCCGCTAGGGCGATGGCCCAGATTAGAAATAAAGACTTACCAACGTTCCATGGGTATGATCCCAATGGAGTCGATGTGGCCACTAATGGTGCTAAATGCACCGTTAATCAAAATGGTCCATTAAATTTCTTTTTGCCTTGTTTTGCCGGATGGCGTGGAGGCGTAAGACGTAAGTACTATTTTCAAGGGGGAGCATTTAATGACAAGTTCCCCAATATTCAAAGATTGACAAATCTTAATGAAACACCCAGATTGGTCATAACATCCAATAGTTATACCACTCCGGGAGAAGTCACGAAGAATTACACGCAAATTTATGCTCCTCGTGGCTTTAATGGTCAGGCAACAACGTCTACTGACCAGAATCGTGCTATTGAAGTGCAACTCCCATATTATAATAATGAGAGGTTCAATAGTTCACGAATTATTGCGGCTCGTAACCTAGCATGTTCTTCACACATTTTATATGTCAATGTGGACAAGCTCGAGTCCCCAGATTCTACAAATGAGAGTCTGGACAGCACAGTACAAGAACTCACATCAGTCGGAGAAGACTTCAGTCTTTTCTTTTGGACTGGAGTTCCTATTTTGTACAATTATGATGTTACAGCAATGTAACTCTGGAACATACCTGGCTCAAAAGGTCTAGTATGTGAATCCTACGAGTGCCCGTGGGTGTGGATCTGTGAAGGTTCATGAGGCGTGAGGCCTTTTATTTGTAATCAGAAGTTTACAAGTCGAGACTCACGTCTCGATGGAATTTTATTCTGGTTACAAGTTTAAGAGTCAGATCGTCTCGCTGTATATTTTTGTGCACTTAGGTTGTCCCATGGAGTTTGGGTTACCTTTGCAGGGAAATATACGTCTAAGCTGTAGTTTAATATACAGTGAGGCCACCTCTG